AATTTTCATAAATGTTAGAAAGGCCCGCACGCTCAGAAAAGGGCTACGGATATTGGCCGGGGCATCCGTATTCTGTGGTCAGTTGCCAGCCGCGTGCTGCTGGTCTTCGGGTTTGTTTTCGTCTTTACTTTCATCCTGATTCTGTTCGATGGAGCAGAAACACTTACCGAAAGCTGTTGATAATCGCATAAAGATTTTCCTCATCACAAGGCAATTGCAAGCGGGGCGGCACGAGCACCCAAGGCCATAATCTGGCCAGAGGCGTTCATGATCGATCCGCCGTACTTAGTCATAGCCTGGTAATACAAAGGAGCTTTCTTCAATAAATTTCCAACAGCATCCTTGTGTCTCCACGCCCAGCCAGCGGCAGATGAAACCCAATGAGCCGCAGCTTGTAAAGCTGTGGTATGGGCAACCGAATTGTGGTTTGTCACTGTCGTGTGGCTTGGTTGCATCAAAGAATGGTCAAGCGCTGGCATCGGAGTATCTCCGAAGATACCAGCATGGTGATTGGGATACGAAGAAGTCAAGACAAAGTTCTTGTTAGAAGTGTCTCTCTCTGTGAATCCTTGTGTGCCGTCAGTCTCAGCAATGACAGAAAACCGAGCAATAACATTTCTCGGCGTGCTGAACGAAATGCTGAGAGCGGTTTTGGCATTGCCTTCGAAATCAAGCGATTGGCGGCGCATGGGTTCGTAAAGCAAAGTACCGTGTCCTACATTGCGTGAAAGACGTTCAGTTTTGCTAACAAGCTCTCCTTGAGTGCCATCACTCGCCCAGTTTTCCTGGCCGTAATTAATGACACCTTCAAGAGAGTCCAGCTGACCGACATCTTCGAAAGCAATCCCAGCGGCGACCAGACGTGCACCAACTTCCGAGGTTTCGATAGTGGTTTCAGTCCAGGAACCATTGCGCAAGTATTTACAGACTACAGAGTAATTCCCCGTAGCTTCGTCGCTTTCTTTCCCAAACATAATTCGAAGCTGTTGAACAGCATCAATTACAACCTCCTTGGCAATCTTTGAAACGTGTGCTTCAAGGAAAGAGTCAGGGATGGGGACCGCTGGAGAGGCAAATGGGTTGGCCAAGGCCGCCATGTACCTAGCTTGAGCAGCGTGTCCAGTACTGATAAAATCAATACCCGTGTTGGAGGGAGATACGGCTCCCCCCGTCCTAGCATTATTCTTAATTTTCATGTTACTCATTTTAACACAAAAGCGACAGCTGTCTAACTGCAGCCATTAGATCTTTTTCAACAAGTTCTTCAAATTCAATTACGACTATGGGCTCGAGTGAAAAGGCTTTACAGTAGCTAAGAAGGCTATCTTGTGAGTAACCACCAGGAAGAACTGGTACTTTCTCATAGTCTCCTTGCTTCATCCAGTAAGCTAAACCGCCTTGCAATTCCCCTTCTAGTCGTTCATTTCCCTGACGACTCAGAACACTGTAAAATGTTCCAACTAGAGGGCAATCTGCATACAAGGACAGTCCGCAAAGTCCAACATCCCTAAGGTAGTTGTAATATTTTGCTACACCTCTGGACGAAATGGCAATCATGTCTTTGAAAACACTTTTTGGTTTACGCACCATCATCCACCCTCGATCCAATCGAACGGGTTTCATCTGGCAAAATTCAATATGCTCAACATGGTATACGGGCTCTTCAGCAACCATGTTGAATCCGTAAGCAACGAAGAACAAATCAAAACCATCAAGAAATCTTGGTAGTTCTGAGAGCTCCATTATTGCGACAGAATCATCCCCATTGTTGACTAACTTGAAATTCAACCCTAAGGTCTCTTTCCAATGCAACAATATGGATGTCATAAGAATTACGTTCCCAACAGAAGTATTCATATCACCTGACATTCTGCCAGCTGCCTTATACTCGAAATCGAAAATGTCTCCTTTACCCTTGCAAAAATTCACAAGTTGGCGTCTCAACAACCAATGTAACTCTGAATCACCTTTCCTAGTGCTCCGGAAAAGGCGTCTGTAAACAGAATGTTCAAAGTTAAGAGCTTGTCTTGACACATGTTGATCAAATCTGCTGGCATCTAGCCCTACCGCTACCGGACAGGAAAAGGTTTGCCATTTCCTCACAATTTGATCAGCCATCGCAGGTAAAGTACAATGCTTAAATACTGTTTCTTCCCCCCATAAAGTGTCTATACCCTTGTAAATAGCCAATTCATTATATTTATTAATGTACTGACCAAGAAGTATGTTGTACTTGTATGACCGGGGTGATATGATTCTAGGATCTTTATCCGAAGAAGCGACAAGTTCCCATTTTATGAAAATGTTAACATGCCAATCTTT